TGCCGTCGAAATAGGCGTGCGAGTTAGCGCGGTGCCGCGTGGTCGAGTTGTCAGAGATTCGGTACTCGCGTTCGTGCCACAGGCTGCTGGCCACGTCGAAACACCACGTCTTTTTCGCGGTCGGGAAAGTGAGCAGAAAGAAGGTGTGCCCCTCCTGCTGGTACGTCCACGAAAACGCATCCTCGACCGTCTCGTAGCTCGCAATCGCCGTCTCAAGCGCATGATCACTCACCCGCTGAGGCTGGTAGTTCTGCGCGCGGAAGATCATGCCGCCACCGTTGCGATCTCGGCCCATCGTATTGTCCAACCGGTTCACCGAGTGCGGCGCGATGCAGCCTACTTCGTTGAAGGCGCCCTGCATGCGGGCAAACGGCGCATCAGGGTCGCCAGAGTCGTAGAAGATTTCCAGGCTCGTCGGCCCGAACAGCCACAATTCGAGGTGATCGACCACCATGGACACGATATTGTCAGGCGAGCCTTCTGCGCTGGCAAAGTCGAGCGCATCAAGCGTCGTCGTGTATAGCCCAGTCCAGTAGAACTGTTGCGTTCCCGGCTTGTTGAAGACGAACCTGCCGTTGATGAAGAACACGAAATCCGCGCCATACCATCCATCACCAGACATTGCTGTCACGGTGAATGTGGATAGATTGACAACAGGCGCAGAATTCGAGCCATCGACAAAGACGGCATCAGTTCCGTTATCTGCCGATACAACACGACCATTCGGCGTCACCAGCGTAGCTAGCTCAGTCCAAGAGCCCGAGGCATACCGATACAGCTTGGAGCCGCGCACAGCGAACTGCACACCATTGCTCGCGACGAACTGCAGCCGCATGGCACCAGTGCCAGGAACAGTGCTCCACAGCCTCAGGCCCGGCGTGCCGTAGTAGGTCACAGGCGCCGGAGAGCCTTGCGGGTTGATCTCGGCGTACAGATTCACCTGACGGCCGGTCCCGGCGATCTTGCTGCGGGTCGAGCCGGAGCCGGATGTCAGTGGGATGCGCATGGAGGTCGATTAGCTATGTCGGGAAAAGAGAAAGCCCGCTCTGTGGCGGGCGTGATTGGTGCTGCGGTTATTGCTACACGGCAACCGGCAGCGCCGGGGTGATGAACGTTTCGTTTGCTGTGGTGAGAGTCATTGCCACTCAGCGCCATATGGGTCAGCGTCGCTAACCGGAACATCACAGAACCCGCATTCGTCCTCTTGGTACTTTTCCATTTAGCCTCCCTGACGCACTCGAACTGCTCGAATTTTACCCTGTGAATTCAGCGTGCCACCGGCATGCGTAGCGGTTGCCACAAGATAGACGGTAGTGGTCGCAGCCAAGTCAATTCGCTGCATAAACGCCGTAGCGGTCATGCCACCAGCCGCAGGAACACTAACCGGGCCAACATCGGTGTATTCCGGTGCAGCAGCATGCGTTGCGCTAGTCGTGCTGATGCTAACCCTAGCGGCAGTCATAGTATCGCCCGCCTGCGGGGAGAACAGAACGTTGCCAGTCACGTCATGCACGCCAGGCGGCAAGCTGACAGAGGTTACGTTCGTCGGCGTGGCGGTCGTCAGCGCTACCGTGCCAGACGTTGCGGTTCGGATTTCTCCAATCCAGCCTTGAGCGCCGCTGGTAATGATGCGAGTTTGGCGAACGCCTGCAACTTCAGTAGTCGTAATCTCGTTCAGTGCGTTGGCCGGGCGCCATTCAATCTCAAGCGAAGCAATGAAGCTAGGCGACGCCCACAGGCCACCGCCAACTCGGCATTCGGTAGCAATCGTGCGTTCGAATACATCATTGTCTGAAATCGTGATAACTTGGCCGGGCTGCAAAAGCTCGTAGCTGTTTCGCGCAACGTTGTTTGTCAACGTGTAATCGAACTGTGCAGTGCCAACCTTGACACGCAGCGTATCCATCGTCGCTACAGCAATCTGCGCGTGCGTGATCTTGATACTGGTAATAGTGATATACGGCGGCAGAACCTGATAGCTGACGTTGTCCAGGTAATACCGCTGCGACGATGTACGATGCCGATGGACTTGCAGTTTCTGTACCTTCGGCACAGTGTTGTACTGCATGCCGCAAGGATAGTGGCCGTCGAACACATAGCTGTTGCTATCAGTCGGCTGGCCATCAAAACCAATCGTGCGCGAGTCTGTATTCTGAACGACAACAGGAGGGACTTGGTATGCGCCAACTACAGCATCACGCCACGAAACAATGTTCCCGCTTCCATCTTCGATGTAGAGAAGCTTTCCAAGGTCTCCAATAAAGCTGCAATTGTCGAACAACACAGAGTAAGCCCGCCGAATCCGAAGCGTGCTAGTGTTTGGCGTACCGGAAACTACGCGGCCATATACGTTGGAGTTTGCAACCTTGATTACAGCGCCCTTGCGAGCAATGAAGGTGTTGCTATCAATATGCGGAAGGCCGCCCCCCTTGGTTTGCGTAATGCCTCGGATTTCAGTGACGCCGAAATCGCAATCAGCAAGCGTTTGGCGCATTCCAGCTTCGCCTTCAAGGCGGCAGCCGGTCAGATCCATATAGGTGCTGGAGCCGTTCGTGCCGGTTTCTGAGCCAGACAGATATTCAAGCTTGAACAGCGTCTGCTGGTCAGCCTTCATGAGGATGTTGCAGCCATCCCCAACATGGAAGCCGCTTCCATGCGTGCGGAAATGGAACCACTTCGCGCCAGTGATATAACTGGTGATAGATGTGGACGTGATTCCCTGTCCAACTGCTTCCGGATTCTCGCTATAAATGAACGTGTGAAACTGGTTGAAAGAGCAGCGCGACGTGTAAAGACGGTCACCTAGGTTGCTGCCTTCATAGTTAAACATCTTTTTCCAGCCGTTTACAGTGCTGTTTGGCTGAACGTGATAGACCTCAACATCCTCAAATGCCTGAATTGCTAGGGCATTACGACCTGGATTCGCAATATTCGAGAAGAATGTACCCTGCGCGCCTACGATTTTGCATCCGTATACGCGCAATCTTTTAGCATGAGGCCTAGTGATGGTTTCATGCGTTTCAATGAACGTGTCATCTGTTGCAGTGCACTCCCAAAATACGATGGAATAATTGCCATTGACGAACCAGTTTTGGCGAGAAAGCGCGCCCGCATCTCCATCTGCCGTGCTGCGTGGCAGGGTACTGCCAAGTACGTTATTGCCAACGAGCTTGTATCCACTATTAGGCTCTAGGCACAGTTCGAAACTACCTTGGAACCCAACGAAGAAATTGGGCTGAAAGGATACCAACTGGATATAGTCACGCGCGGCGGCAAACGATGCCGTGTCATTTGTACCAGAGATTTCGGCATCTGGCACAGAAGCGGACGGCCTAACCGCGTCGCCCTTAGCCCCAAACCACGACACATAAACCTGGAAGCCGTGATCGCGCACAAAGCAGCCCATGCCGCTAGGATCAGCCTCGCCAACACCATCAAGGAAGTTAGCGAGCGCGCCTTGCGTTCCATCCCACGGCACCGTGGGGCTAATGACCGTGCCTCCATTGTGCGCGGACTTCGGCTTGGTGGCGTCATAACGGAACAAGCCACCACCGTATGTGGTGCCAGGATGGTAGCCGCGAACCTGATAGTTCAAATCCGTAGCGCGCTTTGCTGTTTGAAACTCCACCACGTTGTACAGCGTCACGGCGCCCCGCCCGACCATCGCGGCGCCCTTGGCGAGATCGGTGGTGTTGGCGAGGTCAGTGCTGAGCGTAGGATCGCCACTATCCCCCTTGTCGCCCTTCCAGAACGGGAGCAGGTTCAGCGAGTAGTTAGGCATGCGTCTGATCCCTGATCACGTTGACGAATTCGGTGTTGCTGGAGGTGCGGCGGCCGGACAGGTCCGTGATCTGCACGTCAAAGAGCAGCCGGCCAACGGGCCAAGCGGTGGTGTCTGCGCTGCGGATCGCGTACAGGCCCTGCGTCGCGTCGATCCACTCAGCCGTCAGTTGCTCCACGAGGCATCCGCGTGCGTCGCGCATCTGCGATTCGATGCCGTAGCCGGTGAAGTCCTGAACCGCACCAGTGGGACCGAGGAACTGCCCGCCCCACTCGAAGTTGTCGCCGCGCTTGATGTTGATCATGGGTACAAAACGAGCCAGGTGCCGTTGACCACGTCATAGCGACGACGCGGCAGCAGATCGACCGGGATGCTTAGTTGCGGGATGCTCAGATAGAGCCGCCTGAGCGTGCGCAGCGTCGTCGTAGCGAGCTGCTTCACATCTGGGCGTAGAGGTGTGGAGAAGGCCGC